GGGACACGTAATAGCAAATTGCACAAAATTTTCTTCCCCAGCACCCCAAACTTTGTGCAAAATGTCAATAGACACAACATATAGTACCCACACCCCTTAGGGTAGGGGAGTGTAGCAATTTTTGCAATGTATAAAGCAACATATACAATATAGTATGTGGTATACTATATATAATCCATTAAGAAAGGACGATTGACATGTCACGTAAAGAACAAAATATTATTCTTGATCGTCTTAAAAAGTTGCAGGCGACTATTGATTACAATATGAGTCTTTATAGGCAAACGGGGGATGATTTCTACAATACATATGCCGATACCTATCGGGCCATGCTATATGGTGTCCGAGGCATCGCTATAGAATTAGGACTTGTAGGTGAAGGAGGTGATACAGGTGAAAAAAGTCACGATTGAAATCATGTTAACCGATGATAATATCACTCTTGGAGGCAATAATTTGCAAATGCTGACCGAGAACGACATTATCGACAGTATCAAGGTGCTTGTTATTCTTGCCAAGGGCATGAATATTATAAGGGAAGGAGACTCTACAAATGGAAATGCGCAAATTCATCATTGAGATACACACTGACGGTTCGCTGACGTGCTGTGAGTACGAGGACCCCGAGGACGCTGTCATAGCCGCGAATGATCGTGCATGGTTGGCCGGGTATCAGAAGGCACTTGCTCATTGTGATGAGCAAGTGAATGCCCTTAAAGGTATTAAAGGCACCAATATTACAGCGGGTTTTATCTATCAGGGTGCCACGTATGTGCGGGACAGGGTCTCCGATATGTATCAGAAGTATTGCAAAGATGCCGCCGGAGACCCCAGACGCAAGTGCCCCGACTGTGGGTGCTGCTGCGATATGTAAGTCGAAACGGTCCTTCGGGCCGTCTACCGGGGCCGCCCGCCCGGTATTGATAATGACAGGGCACATATTGAAAGGAGTTTGTATTATGTCTGAAGCAATGATGAAGTCCGAAAACAATGGTGCTATGATGGTGTCCGACGTGATGAACACTGGTGTCGGGTATACCGATATGAATCTTTCTGACCGCTCTGCCGCGGTTGCATTCTACAATGCAACGAGCAACCCCGCCAACAAACTGAAGGAGCATGTCAACGAGGTTCTGTCGCTGGTTCATGTCTCCGTGGAGTGCGTTGAGGTCAGCAAGGACGACGCCCCGGAGGGCAAGACGATTGCCCCGCGTGTCGTCCTCATTACCGAGGACGGGCAGTCTTACGCCTGCGTCTCCGTCGGTGTGTATCAGTCTCTGAAGCGTATGTTTATGCTGCTCGGTACCCCGGATACGTGGACGGAGCCGGTGAAGATCAAACCAGTGCTTATCAGCACCAAAAAAGGTCAGGTTTTGTCTTTGAATCTGGTTTAATCTAACCAATGGCCGCCGCACATGCGGCGGCCATATTTGTTATAGGAGGCCCCATGAAAAGTAGAGATAACAGAGTATCCGTGCTGAACTGTGATGACCCCATGATATATCTTGCAATTGCCATTGTATACAGTGGAGTCATAAACAAAGATGTCGATTTTTTCCGTTCTGAATGGGCCAAAATCATTTTTAACGGTCTTGGCATCGAAGCGAACCCCTTGGACTGGTATTATAAGATCATGAATAGAAAGGGAGCGTAAGAAGCATGGCAGTAGGTGCAGCTAAAGCACGCGCAACCCTTAAATACAGCTCTGAGCTGTATACCCCTTATGCCTTGGAGTATTGGCCTGATACTCAGATGCGCAAAGAGTATTCCCGATTGCGTGACATTGCGCAGAAACGTATTAAGCGCTTATCAGAAGACCCGATCAGTGGCACCAGCGACGTTTATAAAGAATTTGCAGGAGGCTTCCCGACCCTAAAGGCCATGCGGGGAGACCGAAAAGCGTTGGAGCGGGCCCTTGCGGATGTAGCGCGTTTTGTGCGCTCCAAAGGCTCCACCGTTGGCGGTGCGCGTGCCGAATTCGAACAAAAAATGAAGGTTGGAGGCATTGACATTGCTGCCGTTCCCGAAGATCAATACATGGCCCTGACTGAATGGTGGGAGATCGTGAAAGCCTCTGGCGTCTATTATTATCCGTCTGACCAGCCGGTTATGTATTGGCGCGAGAAAGGCGGCTACAATGTCAGTATTGACGATTTTGTAAAGTGGCAGCAAGGTGAGGTCAACTATGGCAAAGAGTGGGACTATAGCGAGGGGAGCAGCTCTGCCGACCTGCGCGGAGGTTTTGGAGGAGGCTTGTAATTATAACCCGGTCCCCTGGCTCATGGAGCATCTGGACAGAAAGCACACCAAAGGCAAGAAACGTAAAACAAACAAGAAACGCTTGTACGTGAACGCCCCATGTGCTTTTGATATTGAGACTTCCCGAGTGTGTGTTGACGCGGACGGGAACCCCCACACGATCATGTATATATGGCAGTGTCAGCTTGGTTTGGATATTACCATTATTGGCAGGACATGGGACGAATGGTTAAATTTTACCAGCACGATCAGCGATTACTTGCAAGCCAACAGCGGGCCTCAGGGTAACTGGTATCTGTGTATGTACGTTCACAATTTGGCCCACGAATTCCAATATTTGTCGGGTGTTCTGGATTTCGGGCCCGGTGATGTGTTCGCCAGCAAACCCCGTAGGGTCTTAAAATGTGACAATCGCGCTATTGAATATCGGTGCAGTATGAGGCACAGCAACTTGTCACTTGATGCTTGGGGCAAGCAGCTGGGTGCTCCTCATGCCAAATTGACCGGCACACTCGATTACTCAAAGGTACGGTATCCTTGGACTCCCCTGACATCTACAGAATTAGCGTATTGTATCAACGATGTTCGGTGCATTGTGGAGTGCTTGTTAATTGAGATGAGGCGAGACGGCGACGACCTGTACACGTTACCATTGACGCGCACTGGGTACGTCCGACGAATGGCCCGAGAGGCAATGTACAAATGGGGCATTAAACGGGTCAAGCGTTTACTGCCGTCGTGGGAATTGTATCAAATGCTGCGTGAGGCATTCCGAGGCGGTGACACCCATGCCAATCGGTATTATGTTGGGATCCATCTGGAAAACGTCGGGTCCGTGGATATGTCCAGTGCATACCCAGCCGTACAATGTGAATGCTACTTCCCTATGACTCCATTTAGGCAGGAGCCGGCCACTGTCGAACGGCTGATGCAATGTATGAGACACGGCAAGGCGTGCCTCATGCGCTTGCAAGTAAAAGGCTTACGCCAGCGATTCAAGTGGTGGGGATTTCCCTATATCCCGCTTGCTAAAGTTCGGCACTGTGAAGGATACATTAACGACAATGGCCGTCTGTTGTCTGCTGAACATTTCGAGATTACCATAACAGATATAGATTTTCGAATCATTGTCAAAGAATATGATTGGGATGCCATTAACGTTCTGGACCTATACACGTCCGATTATGGCAAATTGCCTAAACCGTTGACGGACTGTGTAAAAGAAAGCTATACCAGCAAAACATCCCTTAAAGGTGTAGCCGGTCAAGATTTGTATTATGTTAAGGCCAAGGGCGACCTGAATAGCTATTATGGTATGACCGCACAAGACCCCCTGCAGCTGGACACACTTTTTGACGAGGACGACCCCGACAATCTCTGGAGCGAATGTACCGACGACCCAGAGGGCAGTTATAACGACCACCGACCCCACTTATTTCTGCCCTACCAATGGGGCGTATGGACTACGGCCCATACTCGCAAGCGCCTTAAAATAGCGCAATGGGCCGCGGGCAAGAATGGCGTGTACTGCGATACTGATTCTGTCAAATACATGGGCAATATTGATTTGTCGGAGTTTAACAAATCCGTGAAACAGATTGCAAAAGATAACGGCGCTTGTGCCGCCGACCCAAAAGGCACCACTCATTATATGGGCGTGTACGAGCAGGAGCGCAGCTATGCGGAATTCATGACTTGGGGCGCTAAAAAATACGCAACTACCTATAAAAAGGGCGGGCCGATCACTACCACCATAGCAGGAGTCAGCAAGCGGAAGGGCGGTCTAGAGCTGGCCCTGTGGGGTGGTTTTGAAGTGCTCAAACCCGGATTCACTTTTTGTTTGGCGGCAGGAAATCGAGTTATCTATAATGACCGTCCCAATGTGCCCGATTTTGTGGTAGAGGGGCACACGGTACACATAACAAGAAACCTATGTATTTGCGATAATACCTACACTTTGGGAATAACCGACGAATACGCAAAGATATTAGGGTACAAGATTATGGAGGTTATCTGATGATTAAACTGTACACCGATGAAGGATGGCCGAATTTTTCCGAAAAGGACGGCATTCTGTCCACAGGGGCGTCTATTATTTTTATATGGGGCGGACGTGGTACAGGTAAAACTTATGGGGCGCTGAAGCACGTCCACCAGAGAGGGGAAGAATTTCTGTATTTGCGCCGCACGCCGCAGCAGGCGGAACTTATTTGTGCATCTCCCAGTATGTGGCCGTGGTCTCCGTTGAATGATGATTTACAAACACATTACGCCCCGTTTAAAATACCTAAAATAGCGGGACTCTATGAAGTGGGCAATGCAGGGGCCTACACGGATACAGGCACTCCTATTAAGCCGGTGCAGATGTCGGGCGTCGTGGGGAGCGTGGTCACTCTGGCCCGCACCCGTGGTTTTTCAAGTCCTCACACTAACATTATTATTTTGGATGAATATCAGAAAGAAGAATCCGACTACTACCGGCGAGGTGAGGGCGTGGGCCTTGCTAATATTTATGAAACGGTTAACCGTAACCGCGAATTAAAGGGGCAAAAGCCCCTGACGCTTTTGTGTATGTCAAACGCCGTCGGCATGGCGAACCCCTATTATATGCAATGGGAGATTACAGATACTGTCGAAAAGATGATCGGCAAGAAAGAGCGCGTCAAGCTGTTGGCCGATAAGGGAATTCTGTTGATTGATCTTGTGGACAGCCCCATTGCAAAGGAGAAAGCAAATACGGCCCTCTATAGGTCCATGACCGGCACCGACTTTTATAGGTCAGCGATTGAAAACCAGTACAGTGCAGAAGAAAAGAGTCTGGTTGTGTCTCGGCCCTTGCGTGAATACTACCCGCTTGTCCAAATTGGCCGGTGCTGCATCTACGAGCACAAGAGTAAAACGCTATACTACGTCTGTCGTCACAGATCGGGTGAGATGCCCATTTATGGCACCGGCGACTATGAACGGAAACGGTTCAGGGCCGCGTATGGGTACATTTGGCCCGCATACTTGCAGCGGCAACTAGAATTTGAGCGGTACTCGGATGAAATTTTCTTCCGTGAGTATTGCGGCACTTGACTTTTTTACACAGTCAATATATAATAAAGATAATCCCCGGTGCCCACAGGCAACCCCCAGAAGGGGTGGGCACGCGTCAGCCAGCGCAAGAACCGGGGATTTATTTGTGTCTGTAAGGAGGTGCCTAAAATGGATGCTAATACTGTAATTCAGGCTATTTCTAACGTTGGTTTCCCCATTGCCGCGTTTTTGCTGATGTGGTATCAGTGCAATACCGTGGTCAAGGAGAATACCACAGCTATTACCGAAATGCGGCTCGCTCTGGACGATATTAAGAAGGAGAGCTAACTTATGGGGTGCTATATCATTTTTGCCCAGTCGATCGCAAACGAACGCGCGTTCCTGCTGGCTGATTTGTGCGCTCGTTTGGGCATTACCTATTATAGCGACTGGGCAAACGGCGACCATACGCGGCAGTGCTGCGCAGTGGGACCCGTAACCAAAGGAGACAAAGACCTGGTCGTCAAATGTTTAGCGCATGACACATACGTTGTAATGGAGGCGACGAAAGTTGAAAATCAGTGAAAAAGCGGCTCTTGCAATGGCCGGATACACCAAAGCAGAAATTGAGGCTATGGAGAGGCCCGCGCCGCAGCCCGCGCCGCAGCCCGTCCCGCAGCCCGCGCCGCAGTACGACGGCCTCGAAACCCTGCTGCAGCAGCTTTTGCAGGGTCAGCAGACTACCGCGCAAGCAATGCAGACCATGACACAGACGTTGCAAGCGAACGCGCTTGGCCTCGGCATCCAGCAGCAGCCGACGGCAGATGCTGCCACTGTGACAGCCCGAATTATCGACCCGACCTATGGAAAGGAAGTGAAGTAATATGCCTCTTGGTATGGATTTTGCGGACATTGCCACAATTCTGAAGGATATTAACCAGATGGCCACTGGCCAGCAGCTGACGTCGCCCATCGTGAACACGTCTAGTTTCGTTTCTGTCGCGCAGGCCACGCTTCTGACCGGCACCGACAACTACACAAAGGCTATCAGTCAGGTGCTGGGCCGCACCATCTTTGCCGTCCGCCCCTACGATGCACCCTTGAAGCGCTTGCAGGTCACGGGCGACGACTGGTCAAACCATGTGCGGAAGATCAATTTCTGCGACACTGACCCCGTCACCGATCAGGCGTGGGATCTGCAGGACGGCGAGAGCGTAGACATGTACCAAATCAACAAGCCCAAAGTCCTACAGACAAACTACTATGGGCAGACCAATTACAGCCGCGTTTATACCCAGGCAGATACCCAGATGGAGGCGGCATTCAAGGGACCCGAGGAACTGGCGCAGTTCTGGGCGTCCTTCGTGCTGCACCTGTCGAACCAGATCGAGGCGGACCGGCGCAACCTCGCCAACAACCTGTTGGCCAACCATCTGACCGGCATGACTGTGACCAACTCGAACAGCGTTGTGTATCTGCTCGATGAGTACAACAACCAGCAGGGCACCGAGCTGACAGTGTCGGACGTCTACAAAGAAGCGAATTTTCCGGGCTTTGCAAAGTACGCCTATGGCCGCATCAACGATATTTCCCGCCTGATGAAGGAACGGTCCATCAACTGGCATCAGAATTGGAAGATCGGCGGCACGACGTACAACATCATGCGCCACACGCCGTATGATCGTCAGCACCTTTACCTGTACAGTGGTACGCAGAGCCAGATCGATGCCCGCGTGATTCCCGAGGTGTTCCATGACAATATGCTGAAATACCGCGACGCCGAACAGGTCACGTTCTGGCAAGACATCGGCAAGCGCGAGAACATCTCCGCAACCCCTGTTGTGACCGGGATCGACGGTACGGCGTCCAAGCATAACGCGGTACGTCTGACCAATGTGTTCGGATGCCTGCTGGACTGGGACACCATCGGCTACACTCCGAAGCTGTCTCGTGTGGTCCCGACTCCCATGAACGCCCGGGGCCTGTATACGAACTTCTGGTATCACTACGGATGGTCGTGGTACGATGACTTCACCGAGAACGCAGTTCTGTTCCTGATGACCTCCAGCGACGTCACCACCCAGAGCGCTGCCACGGCAGCCAGAGCCTCCACCCTTAAATCCACCACGCACAAGGACGAAGACCCCTCGAAGTCCTGACCGGCACCGGCGGGCATCTGCCCGCCGGTTATTTTATAGGAGGCGCGTTATGCAAGCAACATTTTACCAATTCACAAAGCGCACCAACAGCACAAAGCGGCCCAGCGGTGGGCAGGGGTTCGGAATTGACCTTAAAGCCCCCTGTAATATCATTGACCCCGAGATCAAGATTGCAACACAGAGTGACCCAACCGGGTTCAATTATTGCTTCCTTCCCACCTTCAGCCGGTATTACTGGGTTAAGAACTGGACATATTCTGACGGGTTATGGACGGCCTCGCTGACTGTTGACACGCTGGCGAGCTACCGCGACCAGATCGGCAATTCCACTGAATATGTTGTGAGGTCTTCCGCCAAGTATGACCCTAAAATCGTAGATAATTTGTACCCGACCAAAGCAACGATTACCACACGGACCCTCTATGCAAATTCGACGCCCTTCACGGATAACCCGGAAAGTGGCAGTCAAGGATTTTTCGTTGCGGTGGTCAATGCTCCGGGGTATGTATCTTTTGGCGGCGCAATTTATCTTGCAATGAGCGGAACCACATTTCAAAAGCTGATGGCGGCTCTTTTGCAAAATACTGATTACTTGAATATCAGTGCGGATGAAATCAGCAGCAACTTAACTAAAGCGTTGTTCAACCCTATTCAGTATATTTCAAAAGCGTTTTGGATACCCTGCGGCAATGCGGCAATCGGCACCCCCATCCATGAAATACCCGTCGGGTGGTGGAAAATGCAAAATATCGGAAACGCTTTTGTTATCCAGAGCAACAATGATAAACAGGTTTTTACGTTCAGCATCTCCACCCCACATCACCCGCAACACATTACAAGAGGCGTCTATACAGACGGTGCACCCTATTCCGAGTATACGTTATATTGTCCTCCATTTGGGGAAATTAAATTAAATGCAAACCTGTTTGTATTGCAAAGCACGTTGTATTGTAGATTAACTGTCGATTACCGCACCGGCGACGCAATACTGGACTTGTCATTTAATACGGATTTCAACACTATTTTCTTCTCCACGTCCGGCAACGTCTCGGTACCTGTGCAGTTGGCACAGATCGCAGCCAATGTGAATGAATTGGCAAGTTTGGGCGGGCTGATTCAAACCGCCGTTGGTGCTATTGCCGGGGGTATTGAATCCTTTTTCGGTGGGGGCGATATTACCAACGGTATCGCCTCCGGCGCCCAGCAGATGACCGTTGCGAGTCAATCTAAAGGTGGAGGGGCCAGCGTCGCCAAATATGGCATCACACCATATTTGACAGGGGCTTTTTACGATTTGGTTGACGACAACAACGAGCACCACGGCAGGCCCCTTTGCCAGCGGGTACAGCTGTTCAGTATTCCCGGGTTTATCATGGTAGACGATCCCGACATTGCGTTGCCCGCAACTGCTGCCGAGATTGACAGCGTTAAAAGTTATATGAAAAATGGATTCTTTTTAGAGTAGGAGGCGTAAACAATGGCAGTATATAAGCAGTGTATTACTGACGTGACGCCGATCAGAGTAACCGCCGGTTATCCGGCGTACGCTGACGGCAGCCCCCACCGGGGCATTGACACGGTACACGGCAACCATAAAGCCTATGCGCCCGAGGCGGGCGTTGTGGTCGTGGCCCAGCACTGGAACGGCAGCACCTCGGGTGATCAGTCTTGGGGTAATATGATTAAGGTACGGATGGCCGACGGCACGACATGGCGGGCCGCGCACTTTGCCTCGCAGATTTGGAACGTGGGCGACACTATTTCCAAGGGGCAGTTTATCGGCACACAGGGTCAGACCGGCTACGTAACGGGCATTCATACACATTGGGAATATGCCGATGCAGCAGGAAACCTGATGGACCCGTCCAGCATTATCAGAATCCCGAATCAGGTTGGCACATGGGACGTAGAATGGGACTCCGGCGGAGGCCCTGACCCGGGGCCGGGACCTGCCCCGGGGCCGGGTCCCGGGCCGGGGCCGGGACCTGACCCGGGGCCGTGGCCTACTGGCAAATTGCCGGTGTGGTTGCTGTTTAAGATGGCGAAGGGAGGTCGTCTGTTATGAGCGCTCCCTATAGTTACGAACAAATCAACGCTCATGTGTCGCCGGTGACTCCCTCCGTAATGCACACAAAGGGAAACAGCTTATCCTATTATTTCCGCAAATATCTGTTCCTTGAGGCCGTGTCCATGGTGCGATGGACGCTCCCCGACACATGGCCCAGTAACCGCTTGCAGTATCTTGTGTTTGGTTCCGGCGGTGTTACGGTGTTTAACACTGATCGTTATGGCCTCGTATATGACCGAATGGGACTGACCGGCATAAATATCTTCTACAATCCGACGCACTCCATCATTGCAAATCCTTTTATTAAGGGCTCCCCGTATTTGCAGATTGGGAAACAATGCGAGATTATCAATTTGCAGCCCGATTACCGGGGCATGGTGGATATTGTGGCGTATTATGGGGATATGATGGCCCTTGCCGCCCAGACCATCCAGAGTAATTTAATCAATAGCCGCCTTGCCTATGTGTTTGCAGCTGGAAATAAGGCCGGTTCGGAATCTTTTAAAAAGATGTTCGATGAGATCATGCAGGGCAACCCCGCCGTTTTTGTTGATTCGTCTTTGCTCAAAGCGCCAAAGAATGGGGCATCCGGGCAAGCCCCGTGGATGTACTTCTCGGCAGACCTTAAAGGGAACTTCATCACCAACGAGCTGCTGACCGCCCTTAAAACCATTAAAGCGCTGTTCGATACGGAGGTTGGTATTCCCAACACCAATACCAGCAAGAAAGAACGGATGCTGACCGATGAAGTCAATTCTAACAACGTCGAGACAGCCGCCAAGGCGTCGCTATGGTTGGACAGCTTGCAGCGCGGTTGTGAGCGGGTGCACAAGCTGTTCGGAATTGACAAATCTACTTTATGGGTCGATTGGCGGTTCCCGCCCGATACTAATACGCAGGAGGTGAACAACGATGCGCTCAACCTTGAGCTTTAACGGGTTGTTGGCAGGATACCCGGAGCTGTTCGATGACTTGAAAGTCCCCGACAGTGTATCTAAAGAAGCTGTTTGCAATCAATTACTGTTTGATACGCTGGGATTGGAGGTGCTATATGCGGACGGCCCCACAATGCGCCGGGCGCTGGGCGTCTATTCTGAAACCATGCTTCCGAGCTGGACCCGGTACGCGGCAGCCCTGGGCCTTAAATATGACGTTCTGGCATCGGATGACCGAACCAGAACCACCGACCATGCAGGAACCAGCGACGGCACAGTCAACCGCACAAACGGCGTGAAGGGAACGACTACGCGAGCGCCTAACCTGACCACCACGGGCCAGAATAACGGCAGTGACAGCACCACTCGGGAAGTCACGGGGTTCGACAGTGGAACCTTGCAACCCGCTGAGAAAAGCACGACAGCCCTAGCTACTGGGAACACCATTACCAGCAGCGGCACGGACACGACCACCACCGATCAGACAACCACTGATAACAGCACCACCAAGTCACATGACGGCTATAACGACACCGTTACCGAGAAGGGACGAACAGGACGAGACCCGCAAGACCTTATTTCCAAAGAGTTGACCCTTGCAATGAAAAATGCAGCTCATAAAATCGTTACAGACATCCGGGCAAACTTTTGTTTGCTGGTATATTAAGGAGATGCAATAAAATGGGTATTATCAATCCTATTCACAAAGCGCCCTACACCAATTTCCATGACCTCAATCTGGATTGGATTATTGAGGTGCTGAACGAGTTTAATACCAAACTGACAAATTTTGTCAGTCTGTCAACGATCAAATACGCAAACCCCATCCAATGGAACATAACCAGCCAGTATGAGGCAAACACCGTTGTTGTGGACAGCAACGGCAACGCATATCTATCTGTACAGCCGGTGCCGTCCGGGGTTTCTCTGGACCGTGTCGAGTTCTGGACAAAAATTGGTAATTTTGATAAGCTTTGGGCCAATGTGAAAAAGGCCATTACTCCCACCGATGAGGGCCACAGCCCCACCGCCACAGCCAATAGAGCCGTCAACGATCTTGTCTGGGTCAACGGGGCGCTGGTGCGTGTCACAAGCGCAATGATTGCCGGTGATGCCTACGTGCCCGGCTCAAACTGCGTGAGCAGCTCCACAAATGAAGTTTTGCATTACCTTATCACGACGTTTAATGAGGGTTTGAGCGCAGAGCAGACGGCCCGGGAGAATGCCGACACGAAGCTCCAGACGGCTATTGAAGCAGAGCAGACGGCCCGGGAGAATGCCGACACGAAGCTCCAGACGGCTATTGAAGCAGAGCAGACGGCCCGGGAGAATGCCGACACGAAGCTCCTGACGGCTATTGAAGCAGAGCAGACGGCCCGGAAGAACGCAGACACCCAGCTCCAGACGGCTATTGGCACCGAGAAAACGGCCCGGGAGAACGCCGACACGCAGCTCCAGAACAGTATTGACCAGTTACAGCAGAATGTTAAAAACGTACTTGACTACGCTAACGTAAAAAACTATGGTGCAAAGGGCGACGGTACTACAGATGACACAACCGCGTTTTCGACTGCCATTGCATCTGGCAAAGACCTGTTTATCCCTGACGGAGAGTACATTATCACCGGTGCAATTAACATCGGGTCACCGCTCATGACCAGCGGTGCTATTGTGATAGCGTCGGGCATAATGTTGACGATTGGTGAACCTGTGGCCCCCTGCACCCTCCACTTCCGTCGGAAAAACGGCGGCAAGTTTCTGATCAAAGCGGGAGAGACTATCGCTGACTGGTACATTGATACCAGCATTGCAGATGTTTTCCGTGGTGGATCAATTCAGACTTTTACAGGTGTGATTAAATTTCCCACTTCTGGTAACTGGTACATTAAAGATGGAAAACCTGTGGTCGATACGATTTACAAAATTGATGCCCCTGTACGAGTTGATTACCACACGTCCTATGACTTTTGCAATAATACTGTGGGATTTGGCCCTACTGGTGTTATCAATATAACGGGCGACAGCCCCGCATCTCATGTGGAGAGACTGTCGGTACGCAATGCTACTTTTGTAGCAACCGAAGAAAGTGTACAAGAATTTTTATTCTTACAGTACGCAGAGCGCATCACTATTGATAATATACATTGTATCGGCGGTCGTCGAGTGGCACACTATATTAACACGATCAACGTATATACAAAAAATGTCGTTCACGACACTTTTTATACATCGAATAACTCCTATTCATCATTCCTTCTGGATGAATCAAATGGGGGGCCCTCGGCAATTAGTGGCAATGCGTCCATCAGATTCTATAACTGTATCAGTAGCTTTAGCAATCTGACGGGCGACAACCAGCAATTTAATCTGTACAACTCCAATGACATGCGAGACGTCTACATTGATAACTGCGAATGCGCGAATGCTCAAACGGCAATTCAGATTTATACTAACGGCAGCGGCAGCCCCGTATGGAATATCTGGATTACTGGTTATGTCGCAGACCAGTGCAACCGCGGACTGTATGTCTACCATGCAGGAGACAGCCAGATTACTGTTAAAGGTTGCTATTTCAATGCAAAAGACCGTATGGTCGAATTTTTGAACTCCTCTGGCGTGGTAAGCAACTGCCAATTTATCGGTACACAATCTTGCACAGGAGTTCAGCTGACGAATGCGAGAGGGTGCATTATTGATAATTGCCAGTTTATCAATGTGGATCGGTGTATTGTAGCGACGAAGTCTTACGCATGTCAGATTACAAAAAACGTAGTTCAGCGCACTACAAAATTTGCAGAAACAGCAGCTTTCTCGTTCACTAACGGCAGTACCTACAACAGAATTTTTCTTAATTCGATTATCCCTCTTGATAGTGCACAATTCTATATGGCAGGTATGCACTTCGATGCAACTGGACAACAAAACATTATAGGATGTAACGTAGTAGCAGGCACCGAACTGTCGAACTCGGAAAGTGACTTGCAGAAAATGGCCACGTCTAACGTATAATTATATTGTATCTTGTGCCCACTCCCCTACCCTAAGGGGTGTGGGCACTATATTTTGTGCCCCCTCCCCTACCCTAAGGGGTGTGGGCACTATATTTTGTGTCTATTGACATTTTGCACAAAGTTTGGGGTGCTGGGGAAGAAAATTTTGT